CGCAAGAGTTCCAGTTACCGTTATCTGGATGGATGTGATTGTCCCGGTGATGGTATAAACAATATTCCGGGGATAATCAGGCTGGACTATACCTGCCAATGACCCAGCAGCGGCCAAACTAAATTGTGTCGCTTTGGCTGCGGTTGTAGGGGCATCGGGATTTGTCAAGATTTCATCAAATACGCTCATGGCTGGACTCCTTAAAAAGTAAAGTGTGTCTGTCTGCGGATCGACATAAGCCGCGGTACAGTAAAAATCCAATGTAGTTATTACTCCTGATTTGAGATCAACTACTATTCCGCCCTCTTCGTCTCCGGACTGATAAAAACCGAAATATTTATTGTCATGGATATAGGCGTGCATCGTATCGGGATGAAGGGGTTTCCATGTCTCTACATCGTAGTAATTCCCGGTCAATAAGTCTGTATTGCCATCGCTCTGTAGAACCCTCAATCCATCGCTTGCCGGATAGATTACAGTCATGCCATAACATTTCGTCCCTCTTTTGGATAGGTTTGGCTTCACTTCGGGGAGTCTATCGGCAGTCAAGGCATTCGGAGCGGACCCGGTAATCAGGTAAGGACATCCTGTGGTTGTGACTATTGCCGTATTACCAGCCCCGGAAGCCGAAATTGCCACTATATCATCTGGGAAGGATAGTATTTGAGCGATAGGCCAAGCCCATGGCCGATAAGCTATACAGGCGTATAAATCCTTGCCTACAAAGCCCAAAACAATGCCATCACCCATATATGTGATGCCAAGCAGATTTTGTGGAGGTGGATCCCAATCCTCCTCAGCTTGTCCACCAGATGCAGTAGAAAGCGAGGGGCATGCCTCCCCGAGATTAGCGTCTAATATTTCATCCGTGTATGTCGTAGCGGTATCGAGAATCTGAGCAACGAAGTTATACGTCGCATACTCGTCACCGACTGTTAAACGGTAGATCCTCTTGCCAGCGATATTGTTCTTAAAACATCGCCACACAACCGTACCGTCTATCGTATCTCCATCAACCGTGGTTCCCCATGTAGGTTCACCCGCGCCTGACGTTCCTGCCTGGACGCAGACATACATATACGTTCCACCTTCTGAAGCGACTGGATAAACCACATCATTCAAGGCATAAGCGGTGCCTGTCACCCATATCATAGACATAGCTGATAAATCAACGCTCTGTCCGTTCTTGCCTGTGAAATCCGCTGAAGCAGGACTTGGATATCCTTCTTCTCCCCAATCGGTTACGACTGTCCATACATAATTAACCGCCCTGTCATCACCGGAACCGGCAGGCGGAGTACCATCAGCAGCAGTAAGGGCAGTCTTAGGGGTAGGCACAAATAAAGGCCAGAATCCGATAGGCATAGCTCCGGTCCCGGTGGTAGCTTCGACAAGGTTAGTCTTTTTAGGTATTCCGGCCCCGGTAAAATAAATCTTTGAAGCCGTATCGCCAGAAACAGGGGCAGGCACTATATCAACATCCGCTTCCCATTCCAGCCAGTATAAATCTTCATAAAGATATATGGTCTTGATAATCCCCTTTTTATTGCAGAGTTGGGTAAATAGGTAATTATCCCATGGCCGTAATTGGCCATCGGAAAGTTTGCAGTTTTCAGCGATCTGGGCCTGGTTCAATCCTATCAGGTCGGGGCTGAATCTAGGTACGATACCTTTAAAATTTGTGATCGAGAGTAGCATTATAATGCTATCCCTCCATCGTCTGAGGTTGCAACTCCAGCAGGTCCCGCGATACAAAACAGTCCAAGATCAGAGGAATATCCGAGACTAGAATATCCACTTCCCGTCTGTTCAGGAGAAACCATCTGTATCCAGTCGTCTCCGTTTTCGGAAGTAAAAACATGATCTGCTCCAGCATCATTCACATACGCAAGAGCAACGAATAATTCCAACTCTGGAGACCATTCCACATCGACTAGATTTTGATCGTCATCCGGCACCGCCCTTGATGTCCAAGCGTTTCCATTGTATGAGTTTTTAATAACGCAATGAAAAGCATCTATCATGCCAACGGCAACAAATAGATGCTTTTCCTCAGACCAGCACATAGAGTTCCAGTGAAGGGCCTCCCCTAGTGGTATTTGATCTGTCCAGGTCTGTCCATCAGGAGAAGTCATAATATGAGAGGCCAGCCCAGCAGCATCTACCGTACCGGCACAAAATAAACTCAAAGTAGGAGACCAGCACAAAGCACCAGTTACCCCCTGAGCAACAGCAGTATCGTATGCAGTCCAGTCTATGCCGTTTGATGAAACCATCGCCCTGCCTGCTGGGGCAGGATCATCCGCCATAGCGCAGAACTTTCCAATCTCAGGAGCCCAGCAAACACATGACCAGTAAGTATCTCCCGCTGGGTGAGTTCTTAATGTCCAATTTATGCCATCCGTGGAAGTTGCTATTAATTTCGCCGCGACACTATCTCCATTCACGGCTACAAATATTTCAAGTTCCTCAGACCAGCATAAACCTGTCATCCAACCGTCCTGCCATGGGGCAGTATCATGCAGTTCCCAAACTCTTCCGGTGGTAGAAATAGCGACCCAGTAATAGCCAACATCATCCATGCAGAAGGCTGTCCAAATACCTAGACTAGGAGATCTGACAGGTTTGCCAAATAGAACAATAGTCGCTGGCGGATCATGAACTATCCATCCTTGTTCATCTCCGGCTATTAATTGCCAGTCTGTTCCACTCCGATTTTTCCACCATAGCTTTTGACCTGACTGATAGATTTTCTCACCCACATAATCGCCGGCCAGAAGTTCATTAGGATTATAGGCAATGGTTCTAAATGCTTCTCTCTGTATAAAGACTCCTGCTACACCAGCCGTTACCCTTTGAGATATTACCGCGCCAGCAGGCCACGCCTTTGCCGTTATACTTTCCTGCCCTCTAACTACCGTGAATGTATCTCCTGAAACGGCCGTCACCTTGACAATCTCTATTTCTGATTCCGCATCGGTAATAGTGAGGTACATTTCGCCGGTGATTTCCAAGTTTATTGCAAAGGCAACCATCTGGCCGGGGTAAAGTTCTATTGAGGTGGCCCCGGCTGTAACTCCACCTTTGATATTCCCATATGCCTTATCGTTGAATAGTTTCTTAGTCGCCATTTAATCCTTAATACCTTTTTGTCTGATAACTTCACGAATCATAGATTGAGCTATGTGCTGTATAGTATATGCTTCAATCTCTTCTCCAGAATGCCGTTCATCTATACGTTCTAAAATTCTAAAAAATGCGTGTGCAGCCTCATGGATTAATAAGCCAAAAAGTTGATCTAATTCTCTTTTCCCAGGATCTATTGTAATAATTATTAACCAGTCGTTTTTTTTAACTTCCCTAAAGGTATGAGTTGTAGCGTTAGAGCCTGAAAGAATAAAATCAGGGTGATCCTTTAAGTGCATTCGGTCTAATTCTTTATGGTAAGCCTTTTCATCATTTGTAAATCCAAGCCAAATAGGATAAGGACCAACATCAATGTATTTTATAAATGGTTTGTCTTTCATTTTTAACCTTTATTAAATTATGAACTCATCAACTTCCAGACCGTCCCATCAGGGGTAGCTTTCCACCAATCCAAACCAACTGTATCGTAAATTTCCTCTCCCGCATATTCCGCTGTCTCAACCCCATTAGGATCCCCGGTACAAGTCCTGTAAACCGCTTTCTGTAGAAATGTTGAAAGGATTACGGCATCCAGAACCAGCATAACCGTAGCGCCAACATTAAAGCTATATGAATCAGTTCTTGAAATAGTTAAAACATCCGTAGCCCTGGTTGTGCAACTCATCAATGCCTTCGTGTTGCCTTCCTTGACGAGTATTCTGAATTGTTCAGATCCGGGTGTAGGGTTAGGGAATAATGCGCCTTCTCCTGCGACAACCTGTAGGGTAGCATCACCACCGCCCAAGGCCACGGCCAGCGTAGATTTTGCGTTGTTTGTAAAGATATATTTGTCGCTCATTATGCAAAATACCCCATCTTAAGAGTAATCGGCTTATTTGTAGGCCCCGTGAACTTCTTTGTTTTGGCGTTGTTGTACCCATTTTTAAATTCGGCCTCATACCTATCCGCTAAGGCCTGGTCATACCATGGGACTGATACCGCACCGAACAGCTCCGCCAGCGCCCCATCAGCTATCTCGTCCCTGTAATCTCTGTAAAGAAAATCCGGAACCGTGGTGCAGGTCTTATCAGGTTCAAGGATCACATGGACTTCAAGGCCGTCCGTACTCAAATCTTCAGGGATAGGGTATAGGTGAAGTTTCTTATCGACATTATCCATCCAGAATTTTGAAGGCCTAGGGGATGTTTCATACTTCCAGACTGCCGAGACTTCATCCATATCGGTTTCGGATGTTAATATGAGGTTCCCGAAGGTATTTGTAGCCGCTCCATTCTCTCTATATCGCACTCCATCATCGGGAAGTCCTACCAGTTCAGCATTAAGGTCTATGCCACCATCACCCACGCTCCCGTCAGGGATATGAAGGGTATAATCCGCAGTCAGAGCAAGGACATCCACATACGGAAGGGTATAAACCCATAGGTGAGTTTTTTCGCAGAATGTACGGCAAGCATTACGAAGGGCATCATACATCGCAGGGATAGGAACATTGGGGATTTTCGGAAGTATCTTGGTATCCCACGATTTCAGAGAAGTAGCCATTTACGAATACCTCTATTTTCTATATTGTCATTTCTGTTTCTCCTGGGCCACTTCCGTGTCAGTATCGTTTTCCCTCGTCATATTTCCAGGTATATCTGAATCCTTTTTATAGCACCTGGCTATGATCCTTTTTTCGAGCTGAAGAAGATAATCCTCAGCGATACTTACAAGCTCAAGTTCCCAGTCACCATCCACATCATACACGATCTGTTTTGGGACAACGGAATATTCTTCAAGGACGTAACTTGTGCCATCAGCCGGGGGATATGAGTAAAACGCCTTCGGGTCTGCCGGGTCCGGCATGAAGTGTAGAATGATATCATCTGCCGTAGCGACGGCCCAGTTGGGGTTATAAAGAGGTATAACAGCAAGATCGCATTTCCTTACCGCCTCCCCATGAACCAGACCAGTCGTTCCCATATTCATCAGGATAGTAATCAATGCTATGCCAGCCGCAGGTATGGAATGCTTAACCCCTGCCGACAACTTAACCGCCTCCGTGATCGTACAGGCATTTGGAAACTCCGCCGCAATAGCTCTGGCTTCAATATTGTAACAATCGATAAGGTATGATTCAGTCCATTCCTTATCGGCCTCGGCTGCGGCGGTATCCTGAAGGATTTCCGCAATCCCATCCAGAAGATGTTTTACTGTCATGTTTGCCATTATGGTTTCGCCTTCTCAAATATCCTTTCGGTCTGAAGTTCAAGAGCCGTTTTCCTTAGAGATTCGATATTTTCACGGCCATCGAGTTTCTTCCCGAATGCAATCTCGATAAATTCGCATATCTCTTTGGACTTCTTCATCTCCCTGATCTTTCGGATCTCGGGGTTCTTATCGATTATAATCTGCCTCTCTTCGGCATCCAGTTCTTCCTCGGTTTTCTCCTTCTTACCCTCGATTTTAATCCCGGCCTTCAGATCTTCTTTCTCTTTGATCTTCTTTTCAAGCTCCGCGATCTCCTTAACATCTCCGATAAGCTCCTCATTAACTTCCGTTTCCTTCGGTTGCGCCTCAAGGTCCGCAAGCCTTCTTTTAAGAGCTTCAATTCGTACCTTTGCGTCATCCGGATCATACGGAACCATATCCGGACGCTTTGCTTTCCTTTCCGTCCAAATGAAAGGAGCCTTATTCGTTCCTACTTGCCTTAAATATCTTGTCATGTAATTCTCTCCTTTGATTTTTTATTTCAGGGAGGAGATTTTCACCCCTCCCTGTTCAGGCATTTTTACCTTTTAAATGTTAATCAATGTCTATCCATCTGACTTCGGCCCAGATCTGGAAAATCGCAACATTTGTAGCCGCATTGTTGAACAGGATATCGATTGAGCCGTTGGTGACGAAAATCTCGCCACCGGGTACCGTATCCCTACCCATTGTCAGGGTAGCATCGGTAGTCGATATCCTGTAACCGGCCGTTTCGAGGTTGGCATTATTGAGCCAGCCATCTGTGTCAGCCGCTAACGCACCGCATTCAGTTGCGGATGTCACGCCCACATCGATCGTGCAGGTCGCGCCTTCGCCGGTGATCACATACAACCCGACTTCCTTTACAATAGTTCCTTTCGGAACCCAAAAGACTTCGAGAATATCCGATGCTCCGAATCCGGTTGCGGCCAGGGCGACGGGATCATTGGGGGCCGCTACGAGGGCTAAGCCACTATTAATACCCAGTGCTATCATAGCAGGGATATCGATCCTTCTCTGGAGCCTACAAGCTCCGCCACCTACTGCCGGGAGTGCATGCCCAGCGCCTTTAAATTGATATGTTGACATAATTTACTCCTTTCGCCCACGGGGGATTTCATTTTATGATTTCCCCCGCATCAAAATTGTTAATCGCTATTAACCCTTTCTGCAATACAGAACGGTCAATGCCGTCGGTTTCAGGGTCTCATACCCGAATACGAAAAGCCCCTGCATCAGTTGTGCAAACGTTGTATAGGGTTCGATCTTCCTTATCTTGGTCATCTGCGCCGCGAAAGCTACCGCTTTCTTGTGTCCGAATAAAACATTGTAGGCGGTATAGACACCGTCCGTGACGGGATCAAGGAGATTGGTCTCGTAAAGGGTAAATCCTGCCACCCTTCCGAGTCTGCCATTCTCGTCTCTGATAATGGACTTGCCATCACCGGTCAGAGAGGCGTCCTTAATATCGGACTTCAGAAGCATGCCAGCCATCCACTCAGGAATAAGGCCCCACAGTTGATCCCTTGGAGTCGAGTGCTCCCTTAGGACACTCCTCGCATCCACGATCTTCTCGATTACGTTTGCTGAGGTAATTGCAAATGGGGTTCCTGAAACGCCCATATTGTAACTTGCGCTTATCTTGCCAGCCGTAAGTCCAACGTTATGCGCATCTGCATCCGCATCGATATCATTGACAACGATATCCTCTGTTTTCTCCGCTGCGGCGTGAGCGGCATCGGCGGCCCAGTCTTTCATAAGGCTGTTATTTCCGCCAGCGGCCTGGTGTGCGTCGATATCATCGCAGGCAAAATCATAGTACCATGCGTTATCGATTTTCAGGTCGACTATGGTATCTTCGACGTGCTGAATAACCATATCAGCGCCCTTGGTATAGGCCCTCATGGTGACATCACCCGTGTTCTTGATATGAACGACATCTCCCACGTCTTTAATTTCCTCGGCGAAGTCATTTGAGGTAATCTCGGTTAAATATGTGTCATCGTAAAACTTGATATTGGCCCTTTTCGCCCATATCTCCGGTATAACAATCCCACTCCGTTGTGGGTATCCTGCTGCTACTCCTATCATTGTAAAATCCTCCGTTATATGGCTCTCCAGGGCAATATCTTAAAAAGCTATTAAGTCGCCCCTTGAGCCTGTTGTTGTAAAGTTAATTCATATCCTTTGGCTATCTTTTCAAATTCGGCATCAGTTATCTTCCGATGAGCACGGTCGTTGGCGGCCTTATCGAACTGTGCTTTTGTAATAAGTTTGGTACTACCACCCTTATCAGACCCGCCTTTAGCGCCTTTTACATCGGGGATAACTTGGCCTTCTAAGCCTTTTTTCTTCTGTGTTTCAGGTTTCTTGTAATCGACAGTCTGTTTGAAATCGTTGACCAGTTCAGTAAGATGACCGTGATCTTTATTCCTTATCGCTAAAGCGGCTATATCCCGCCTTTTCATACGCGATACGGGTTCAACTTCTTCAAGATATTTAGACCACCTTGGGTCTGCATTTTGACCTTTTGAATCGCCATTTATCGCATCGAAATCCTCTACTTCGCCTCTGACCTTTCCCCAAAATGATTCGCCCTTATTCTGCTCAACTGCCGTACTGACGGTTGATATCCGGCTGGAGACGTCCTCATTGGATTGTTCCAATGTGCCTATCTTGGCTTTCAGTTCTTCTATAATATCCACCTGAGCGTTATGGGCCTTGATTACTTCAGCTATTTTAGGGTCATAATCATCCAAGTCCTTATCGTCGATCTTGGTTACAGCCGCCTCTTCAACTTTTACCTTATCAGGACTCTTCTCAATCTTTGGTTCCTGCAACTTTAAGATAATCGCCTGAAGGCTTTCGATTGTCCGATTCTGGCTTTCAATCATTCCTTTAAACTGGTTAAGACTGTCATTGAGTCTTTGGACCTCCAAGTCGGTTTTCTGTGCTTCTATCTCGACTGGGGGTTCCCCGGACCCTGCCTTTTCCTCTTCGGCCTCGTTTTCTCCTCCTTCGGGAATTATTGGTTTATCGGGTTCCTTAACCTCATCGGGGAGCTTTACGGCTCCTTCATCCTCGATTACCACGGCTTTCCCCTCGACTGCTTCCTTCTCGATCTTAGCAAGGTCGTCAGCCTGTTTTGAAAGAAAACTCGGTCTTTTGTCCATCCTTTCTAATACCATTTT